GCCCCGATGCCGCGCCAGTATAGTTCCCGCCGCCCGGTCGTCCCTCGCGTCTGCGAGCAGTGCGGTGCCGCCTTTGAGGCATGGGCCGCCGTCGTCGCCCGAGGCGAAGGCCGGTTCTGTTGCCGGGACTGCTACACGGTCTGGCGCGCTTCTGATGCCGGGCGCATCCCGCTCGAGGTGCTGTTCCGGCGGCGCTTCGACCGGATCGACCGCGGCGACCCGTACGACTGCTGGGACTGGCCAGGGACGCGGAATGACCACGGCTACGGGACCATGGCCGTGGGGCGCGCCGGGCAGCAGCGCATCCGCCGGGCCCACCGTCTGGCGTGGGAGTTCCTGGTCGGCCCCATCCCCGACGGCCTGGACGTCTGCCACCACTGCGACAACCGCCTGTGCATCAACCCGAAGCACCTGTTCCTCGGGACGCACGCGGAGAACATGCGCGATGCCGCCCGCAAGGGGCGCACGCGGGGCGGGCTGGTGCCCCTCCCGGGCGAGGCCAACCCGGGGGCGCGGTTGACCGACGCCGAGGTGTTGGCGATGCGGCGCCGCTACAGCGCGGGGCGGGTGACGATGTCCCGCCTCGCGGCCGAGTACGGCGTCTCCCTCAGCGTCGTCGCGAACGTCCTGACGCGGCGCACGTGGCGTCATCTGCCCTGATCACCGCTGAAAGAAGTTGTAGTTGGCCGATGACGCGCCGGCCTGCCGGGGCGCGGCGCCGGCGATCATCTGCTCAACGTCAGGGCCGTACCACCCCTCATTTTCGTACTGGCCCAAAATCTGCTCCCGCTGCGATTTTTGCATCCGGGCCCAGTTCTGGAGGTCGGCCTGGCGGGGGTTGCCCATCGCCTGGGGCTGCTGCGTCGTGTCGTTGCCGTAGGTGCCGGAGAGGATGTCGCCCGCGAGCCCGGCGACGCTGGCGCGCCCACCCTGCGCGGTGCCCTGCGCGCCCGTCGCTCCTGGCAGCTGGTACCGGCCCTGATACGCGGCCATGACGTCCTGCAGGCCCCCCGGGGTGCTGTTGAACGTCGACTGGTATTTCGCCCAATTTCTGGGCCCCGAAAGCGACGCCTGGAGGCCCATCAGCGACAGGGCGTTGGCGTTCTGCTGGGCGATCTTCTGCATCGTGTCCTGGCCCTGATACGTGCCGGTCAGGCCGGCGTCGGTGACGCCCTGGGCGTACTTCTGCTGCTGCATCGCCATGGTGTCGGCGCCGTCGAAGGTGCCCGTCGTCTGGGCCGTCTGGTAGGCCTTGGCCCAGGCGTCGCGGGCCGCCTCCAAGGCGATGCGCTCGTCCCCCTGGCGCAGGAGGGCCTGCTGGTACGCCCAGTACGCCGCCTTGTCGGCCGCCGTTGCCGCGTTGGCGTTGGCGATCGCGTCCGCGGTGCTGTCCCCCGTGCCCCCCGCCGCGCCGCCGGCCTGGACGTTCTGCCCGCCGGTGGCGGCCCCGCCGATGGTCTGCGGGGTCTGGCCGGTCTTCTCCTTGAGCATCTGCCACGCCTGGGGGTCGGTGACGTAGATGCGCCCGGCCCGGATCTCGTCGAGCAGCCCCTGCCACATGGCGGGGGGCGCCGACCACGCCGGCGTGCCGATCCCCGTGGGGGTGTCCGGGCGCAGGAACAGGGTGGCGATGTAGTCCTTGCCGGCCGTGTCTGCCGTCTGGCCCCAGTTGGAGGTCACCGTCGACCCGAAGAAGCCGCCGCCCATGCCCCCGCCACCGCCACCGCCAGCTCCCGCGTAGGCGGAGGGCGGCGCGGCGGCGGCCAGCGCCGGGTCGAAGCCCCCGCCCCCACCCCCGCCGCCGTAGCGGGCGCGCCAGGCGGCGTCGCCCCGCATGGCCTGGGCGCTGTCCGTGGCGTTGCCGGTGATCCACCGCTGGGGGGTCTGGACTTCGGAGCCGTTGGTCGGGTCCCCGGTCCCCCCCAGCCCGTAGCGGGTGTTCACCACCTCGGGGCCGTTGGGGCCTTGCATGGTGGCGAACAGCCCGCCGTACTGCGCCCCGAACTGGTTCGTCGGGCTATCGAGGCGGTACTGGTTGTACGTGCCGCTGCCGGGGATGTAGCCGGGGGCCACCTTGGGGTCGAAGAGGTAGGGCAGGTCGAGGTCGTTGATCTTGATCGCGTCCTGGCCGAACCCGGGGACGCCGTAGCCGTACGGGACCCCGACCGTCCCGGCCCCGATGCTGCCCCACCCCTCGTTGCGCCCGGGGGAGGCCGGGTTCCAGGTGGAGGGGGCCCCGGTCGAGCCGAAGGGGACGCCCGGCATCGTCTGCCCCGGGCGCACCGTCTGCCCAGGCATGGCGCCGGGGTACCGCAGCCCGGCCTGCCCCAGGGCGGCGCCCGGTGAGGCCGGGGCCCCGGGGGCCACAGGCCCCCCAGCTGCCGGCGCCCCGCTGTAGGCGGGTGGCGGGGCGTTGATGTCGAACACGTCGACGGAGCCGTCGGGCTTGACCACGGCGGCGCGCCCGTCGCCGAGGTCGGCGGGGTCGCCCCGGCCGGCCTCGATGTAGGCCACCTCCGCGTTGGGCGGGTTGATCTGCCACACGACCGTCGAGCCGTCGCTGTACCGCGTGGCGGCGAGGCCGCCCCCGAGGTCCATCGCGTCTTGACCCACGATGGGCGTGGCGCCGGGTGCGGGCATGGTCTACTCCTCCTGCGCGCCGGGCACGACCGCGCCCGGGCCCGGCTGTCCTTGGGCGGTGAGCGCCGGCCAGCCGCCGGCGGGGGTGGTATCGACGACGCCGCCCGGGCCGGGCCCGACGGGCGTCTCCTGGAAGCGCGAGACGGGCAGCGCCACGGGCAGGCCGTGCTGGCGACGCCACTGGGCCCCGCCGTTGATGGCGGTGGCGAGCCCCTCGGGGCCGAGGCGCTGGTACTCGGCCCACCACTGCTTGGGGTCGACCTGGCCCTGCGGGGTGAATAAGGTCTCGCCGTAGTAGCGGGCCTGCTCCTGGGGCGACACCCGCGCCGAGAAGGGCGCGTACACCCCGTCCCGCATGGCCGCGGCCACGTCCTGCGCCGTCTGCTCGATCCACAGCGTCACGTCGTCCGCCGCGCTCTCCAGGCTGTTGGGGGCCACCCGGGGCCCGCCCCCGCCCGGCCACGCCCCCGTGCGCCGCCGGTTGCGACTCGAGCGCGCCCGCCCGATGGTCGCCGGGGGGCCCCCGAGCACCTCCATCGGCGCGTCCTCGCCCAGCGGCCCGGGCATCCCCTCGGGCAGCCCTACCGGCGCCGCGGGCACGCCGTTCCCGGTCGGATACTCAGGGGCCGCCATCTAGACGCCCATCTGCTGGCCCGGCAGGGGTAAGGCGTTGCCCGGCGGCGCCATAACGCCCGCCGGCGCGCCGCCCGGGTTGCCGGGCAGGCCACCGGGGGCCATGGCGGGCCCCGTCGCCCCGGCGCCGGTGACGGAACCGGGCGGCGGCGGCGCGAACGGCATCCCTTGCCCAGGCGCGACGGCGTCCGGCGCGCCCATGGCCAGGCCGCCGGCTGGGGCACCCGGCGGCCCTCCCGGGCCAGGGGGCGGGCCAGGGGGGCCGCCGAGTTCCTCCATCGCCTGGGCCTGCTGGATGCCGAGCAGTTGGAAAATCCGGTCCGTGAGCCGCTTCTGGATTTCGGGCGACCGTTTTAAATTCTCGACCAATAACTGACGCTCGACGGCGCCGGGGTCCTGCCCCAGCTCCTCCATGGCCTGCGTCCGGCTGGTGAGCCCCGCCTGCAGCATCTCGACCTGCGTGCGCACCTCGAGCACGCGGTTGGAGGGCACCTCCGCGTCCAGCGCCACGCGGTAGCGGTGCACGCCCTTCAGCTCGTCGGGGCCCACCGCCAGCCAGCCCTCCCGCGCGCCCCGCACCCCCGGGTTGTACCCGCGCCGGGGGGACACGGTGGGCAGGTTGCCCCAGCAGTACACCTTCTCCCCGATGCAGGCGTCGATCAGGTAGCTCTCGAAGCCCACCCGCTCGCTCAGGGCGAACTGGGCGTTGCCCAGCAGGGGCGAGTAGCGCAACGACCCCAGGTACGCCGACTGGTTGAGGGCGTAGCCGCTGGTGCCGGTGTCGGCGCCGGCGAGCGCGTCGGG